TGGAGGTTGTGATGACTGAGATGGTCCATTATGCCGTGGCTTACGCGTCCCTCGGCTACCCGGTGCTCCAGGTCGATGAATTTGATGTACCGTACTGCCTATACCCCAGCAAGTTCGCCACGACCTCGCATAGCGCAATTAAGCGTATGTGGGGCCTGCGACCTGATGCATCCCTAGCCATCCCGACAGGCAGGGTATCTGGCATAACAGGCCTAGCTGTCTACGGGGCTGTTGGAGAGCAAGCGATGTCCAGGATTGGAGAGAGGATGGACGATGCCCCGCAGATTATGGGCGATCATGGGACGACATATCTTTTCAGGTGCGGTGAGTCTGCACAGAGCGGCTACATAGCAAGCGGCATAGAGCTTTTAGGAGATGGCAGGTATTTAGTTCTACCGCCCAGCGATGGCTGCTTCTGGGAGGGCGGAGACACGCTTACTCTCCTGCCGGGGTGGGTGCTAGATCATTGGCAGTCGTGGAAGCCTGAAAGGGTGCCCGAGCTGGTTGGTGCGTATGAGCGGGCCCTTATCGGGATCGAAAGGCTAGCCAAGCGCTGAATAGTCCTAAATTAACCCAGGATCGACGATCTATATGCCAACCCACTGATAGCGGTATGACGTAGATCGTCGAGCCTGAAGCAGAATAGGTGCGAAATGAGTGATATATGCGTTACTGTGAAGATCAGGTTAGAACCAGGAGAGGAGCTTAAGCACGAAATCACAACTATCACGTTCGATCCCCAAACTGGACAAACATCGGGCAAAACCGAGTACAGTCCTTGGTTTGACGACGATTGACGCAGGGCCAGTTGTCGTGTATGATTCAACTATCAACTCCTCCGTTGAAAGCCGATTGCCCGCGCCCCCTCAATTGCGCGGGCTTTTTTTTGCCTGGAGAAAATGATGAAGCAAGTCAAGATACTGGAAACGAAGGATGGCGATACGCCTGTCTGGTGGGTACGGGATGAGCACAGCGTAGACCACGGTCCATACCACTCGAGGCAGGCTGCCGAGAAGATGTTCGATTACTATAGGACTGAGCCGTGTAGGAGGATTTATCCTGAATACATTCAGAGCCAAAGCCTGATGAGTGCTATTTTAGGGTTTGATCTATTCTGAAAGGATGATGCCTATGAAGATTAAGCAGCTAAAGGCTAGCTCTGGTAAGCCGCAATGGTGGATAGCTAGAGATGGCCTAGAAGATTACGGGCCCTACGATAGCGAGCAGTTGGCAAGGTCCATGCTTGAGACGTTTGAATCGTTTAATAAGATATTCTTGACTAATGGAGCATGCGGGAATGAAAAGACCAGCAAAGATTGACGCAATACTGTACATGCTCGATATCAAGGATATGGTAGCGGTTGTCGCTTACATCCAGAAGCTTGAGGATGATCTTGAGACGGCAAACATAAACCTGGCGCAGCTCAGGAAGCTGAATGCGATAGATCCGAATAGGCTGCAAATGGAGTGCCTGTTGGCGCAAGACTGATGTTTGTGCTATTATCACAAATGAATACGTATAGCAAGTACTTTTTATGACAGAAATCATTGATGTTTTAAACCTGGCGCAGCAGTACAACATGCCGATATGGGTCACGATGATAATCGTTGTGGCTAATATTATTTCAAAGGCAATTGACAGGTTTAGGCGCTCACTGACTGCTGTGATACAGGCCAATGTCGAGCAGCAGATCGAGATATCCAAAAAGTTGACTCAGATCAGCATGAACTCAGAAAAAATAACAAGGCTACTCGTGACGCACGACCAGAACACGAGAAGCGGCTTTCGGCGCATAGAGGATAAGCTAGATATGGCAGGATTTATCAATAAAAGCGTCGACTCGAATGACTGATGAGATAAAAACTAGCATATTCGGCACCGAGGAAGACGCAGCCAACCGGAACATGCGTCGCATTCGGGCGATGATGGATGCCGCCCACGACGATCTGATTGAGGATCTGGAGGAGGAAGAGTTTTCGTTCTGCTGCCTGGTGGCAACAGGACACCTAAAATACCTGGCCTACACGTACGCTGGGATTAGGGAGCCAGGCATCACCAAGCGGCAGGCCCAGGCCGGAGCCGCAGCTCTCATGCGCAAGCAGAGTGTCACGCGGTGCATAGCGGCACTGCGCGCGATGTTCAATGCTAGGGCTATTGGCAATAGGGAGTATGCGATAGATGTCCTCCAGAGCATTATCGAGGACGACGCAGCGTCGAACCAGGTGAAGATCAGCGCAATTAAACAAATGGCCTCGATGCTTGGCTGGGATCAGCCTGTGAAGATGCTGCACGAGGTTGGAGGTAATGGTGGTGCCCCGATACGGGTAGATAGTGAGACAAAGGCAGAGCTGTTACTTGCTATGCAAGAACTGGATAAGAGAATATGAGAAGCGAAATCCTGTCCTGGGAAGATCTTAGCCCAGCCGAAAAGGCTGTGATCAAGATCCGCTCGGAGCAGTCACTTTCGTACTTCATCCGGATCTGGTTCCAGCTTATCCAGGGACAGCATTTCCTGTTCAACTGGCACCATGCCATGGAAATAGCCGTGGCGGAGCGAGTAGCCGCTGGAGAGCTGACCCGCGTGATTGTCAACGTCGCCCCTGGCAGCACCAAGACAGAGATATGGTCTATCCATCTACCGGCTTGGGGAATCGTCCAGTGCCGCGTCAAAAAAAGAAGCAGCAGGTGGTTGCCGCTTAGCTACTCTGACACCCTGGTGGTAGAAAACTCAGCACGGGTGAAGGAAATAGTATCGAGCGACCCGTTCCAGGAGCTTTGGCCGATGGAGCTGTCCAGGGACATCAAGGCTAAGTACAACTGGGAGTTCAAGGACGAGAATGGCAATAAGCACAAGATGTTTGGATGCTCGCTAGGTGGCGCGGCCACCGGGCGCAGGGCAGGGTTCATGACGCCAGGGTTCACAGGGGCGATGATTATCGATGACCCGATGCCGCCGATGGATGCGTTTAGCTCCACCACGATCCAGAAGAGCAACGAGTCCCTGAACCGGGTGGCTAGGAGCCGCCTAGCCATGGACAGCACGCCGGCGATACTGATTCAGCAGAGGATAATCAAAGGGGATTCCACGGACTTCCTGATGTCTGATAAGTCTCCTGATGAGTTTGAGCTGTTTAAGATCCCGGCTCTCATAGACAGAGAGTACATAGACTCACTGCCTCCCGATATCCGCGAGCAGTGCATAAAGGACACAGGATTTACTGGTGATCCGGTGAGCTATTGGCCAACCAAGGAGCCGACCGAGACGTTGCTGGACATCAAGCGAGCCGATCCGGAATTGTTCGCCTCTCAGTACCAGCAGGCACCGGACATACGGCTGTCCGAGGGCGTGGTGTACCGTAAGCAGGTAGAGTTGGTTGTCGATGAGGGCAGATTCTGCGAGATCCCAATAGAGCCATCGCTCCCTGCGTACACGTTCTGGGATTTGGGCCTCGGGGATTACATGGTGTTTTGGATTGTCCAGCCCCACAAGCTAGAGCTACGCCTAGTGGACTGCTACGCGAACAGCGGCGAGGACATGCCGCATTACGTAAATTGGCTGGGAGAGTGGTCCAGAAAGCACGGCGTGTCATTTAAACAGCACGTGGCACCGCATGACATTGCTGTCAGGGATATTATGACGAAGCGGTCAAGGATGTCAGTCGCTAGGGAGATGGGACTTAACTTTAAGAAAGTGCCTCGGTGCAAATCTAAGAGTGATAGCATTAACGCCTTGAAGAAATTATTCCCGAGGATCTGGATTAGCAAGCGGTGCGCCCAGGTCAACCCGACTGGCCATAGCGGCTGGGAAGCTCTGAAGACCTTGCAGAGAGAATGGGATTACGACAACGAGGTATTCCGGGATGGCCTGACTCCAAAGTTGGCGACAAACTACACAGACGCGCTTCAGCAGATGGGCCTGCACTGGCGTGATGAGCAGAAGCCTGACGTTGGGCACTTTGGGAAACAGCAATACGCAGGAACAAATGGGTGGATGGCATCATGATTGAGAAACCTGTATCCATCCTGGAGAAAGGCAGTGATCTGGAGTTTCTTGCGCAAGCCAGGGAGCGAGCCCAAGAGGCTTACACGTACTGGAAAGAAAACCAAGAGACAGGAATTAGCGACCTTAACTTCCTGGCCGGCGACCAATGGGATAAAGACGTATTAGCTAAGCGAAAGTTGGAGGGGAATAGGCCGTGCCTGACAATCAATAAGCTCCCGCAGTATGTTGACCGGGTGCAGGGAGAGGCAAGGCAGAACAGGCCAGGTATTGATGTCAGGCCAGTAGATGGTAACCAGTCCAACGAGAAGGCGCAAAATATAGCCGGGACGAAAGACTACTCAATGGCCGAGGTCAGCGAGGGGATTCTCAGGCAAATATCAAGTGAGTGTGATTTCGAATCTCACTTAGATAGGGGAACGCAGCACGCAATCGAAAGCGGCTTTGGTTGGCTCAGGGCCTACACTGCTTACAGCACGGACACGACATTCGACCAGGACATTAAGCTAGAGTCGATAAAGAACAGGTTCTCCGTGCTCCCTGGGCCAAGTGATAGCCCGATGTTCGAGGATATGCCGTACTGCTTCATCTTCAACAAGATGAGGCGAAAGGAGTTTGATAAGCGCTATCCTGGCAAGCTAACTGGTGATCTGTCGCCTGGGACTGAGGACGGAGACCACCTTTGGTACGAAGACGGTTTTGTGTCCGTTGCTGAGTACATGTACCGGGAGGCGATTGACACTGAGATTTTGCTGCTCTCTGACGGCAAGACGGTATGGCTAGATGATGTAGAGAAAGTACTCGACGAGCTAGAGGCTGATGGCGTTACCGTGCAGCGCCGCCGCAATGTAACTACGTGGCGTGTCTATTGGTGCAAGATCACTGCTCACTCCGTGCTCGAAAAGCCGACTGAAATGCCATGCGATGAGATCCCAGTCGTTCCTGTTCTAGGTAAAGAATTAACCCTGGATAACAAGACGATCTACAAAGGGATGTTCAGGCATGCGATAGATGCTCAGCGTATGGTCAACTACCTGTACTCCGTCGCATCTGAGATGGTATCCATGTCGCCTAAGGCCCCGTACGTCGGAACCCCTGCGGCGATATCTGGGCATGAGCATCTATGGAAGACCGCGAACCAGGTCAACCATCCAATCCTTCTATATAACGAGGGAGAGGAGAAGCCGACCAGGGAACAACCTACGAACATGCCTAGCGCGGAAATGGCGCTCGCACTGCATGGTTCTGACCTTATCAAGGAAACGATCGGGATGTACGACGCAGCGCTGGGGAATGAGTCTAATGAGACCTCGGGAACTGCGATCAGGGCACGGCAGCAGCAAAGCTCAACGGGCGCGTTCACGTACTACGACAACGCGAACAAGGCGATGGAGCGTATTTACAGCCTAGCTTTGCAGATGATTCCGAAGACGTTGGACTCTACACGTGTCCAGCGAATCATCAATGTTGATGGAACCGGCGATTGGATAGAGATTAACAAGCCGGTCCTGGACGAAGAGACCGGCGAGGTCGTTGTAGTCAGCGACCTAACAGCGGTTAAGTGCGATGTAGTTGTGACAGCAGGCGGTAATTATGAGACGCGCAGAATGGAGGCTGTGTAGTCCCTGATGCAGTTCCTGAACGCGGCCCCAGATCTTGGCCAATACGTGCTGGATATCGTGGCTACGAATATGGACTGGCCTGGCGCTCAGCAGTTGGCAGACAGGATTAAGAAAACTCTGCCGAAAAATTTCCTTAGCGTGGAAGACCGAGAGAAGATTTCCGAGGAAGAGGCCGCGATGGAGCCGAGCGAGCCCACCCCTGAACAGATGGCTGCCGATCAGCAGATAGCCGTCGAGAACGCTAAAGCAGAAGCCGAGATGGCCAAGGCCGAAGCGGACCAGGCTAAAGCCAAGGCTGACATCGCCATGGCAGAGGCAAAGATGAAAGAGGCCGAAGCGATGATGAGAGCTGCCGGCCCTGACGCGGAAGAACATTTACGTAACATGGTGGCATCCGCCATCGCTGAATATGTAGAGGAGCAAGGTAATGGCTGAGACGCAAGACGATGTAGGCGCATTTGAAGTTTTTACGAGCGACGCACCAGAGGCGATGCAGGATGCCGGGAAACCGGAAAAGGTAGCTGAGTCTACCGAAGACGCTGCTGCTGCTGACGCCGATGAAAAGCCTACAGAGAAAGCTGAAGCGGGAGATGATGCTGAAGCTAAGGAAGATCCCAAGGATGGCGAAGACGAAATTAACGCTGACGAGAGCGAGTATCGCCCTAAAAGGAGACGATCTAGGGCTAGATACCAAAAGCGGATTGATGAGCTTACTAGGAAAGCAGGAGAGGCAAAAGCAAGGGCGGAAGCCGCCGAGGCTAAGTTGGCTGAGTTCAACAGAAAGGAAGACGAGAGACGCCCGAAAGCTGATGATTATGAGGATTACGACAAGTATCTAGATGCAATAGCTAAGTACTCCGAGAAGAATGGTGGCGAGAGCGAGCCCAAGGCAGAACCTAAGGTAGAGACCAAGGATGATAAGCAGAAGGAAGACCCTGGCGACGACTTAGATTTGGAGCTAGAAGCCGCGATAGACGATATCATGGAAGCCGCAGAAGACCTGGGCTTGAAAGACTTCGACGAGGTGGTTAGGTCTGAAGGCCTTCAGATCACGAGAGACATGG